AGATTTTCAAAATGATTTCACCCGCTTTTTCTACTCTTATCGGCGGCATGATTGGGTTCCTGTCTGGTATCAAACTCATGCAGAACGATGACACTAAAAAGGATACAAAATGCTAGGACTAGACGCACTTCTACAAGTTGGTGGTAAGCTGATTGACAAGTTAATTCCTGATCCAGAAGCCAAAGCCAAGGCGCAGCTTGAGCTGGCCAAGATGGCTCAAGACGGCGAGCTGGCTAAGTTGGCCAATGAAACCAAGTTATATGAGGTTGAGCAAGAGAATGTCACCAGACGCACTGAAGCTGATATGTCCAGTGATTCTTGGCTGTCCAAGAACATACGCCCAATGACATTAATCTTTTTGTTGGTAGCCTATTCTGGCTTTGCGATTGCTTCTATCTTTGAACTTGAGACTCGCGGAGCTTACGTTGAGCTGCTCGGCCAGTGGGGAATGCTGGTAATGTCGTTTTACTTTGGTGGCCGAACTATGGAAAAAATTGCAGATAGGGTGAAGAAATGAATTTAACTGAACACTTTACACTTGAAGAACTAACCCACACTGACCACCGCCAGTTTGACAATATCCCAAATGAAGCCGAACTTGAAAACCTCAAACGTCTTGCGGCCTTCCTTGAGGAGGTCAAAACTGCCTTGGGCGGAAGACCAATTATGGTTAACTCAGCTTTTCGCAGTAAGCAAGTTAATGATGCTGTGGGTTCTAAAGATACTAGCCAGCATCGCATTGGTTGTGCTGTGGACATCAGAGTACCTCAACTAACACCAGATGAAGTAGTCAAAACCATCATTGCCTCTGGTTTACCTTACGACCAAGTGATACGTGAGTTTGATCGTTGGACGCATTTGAGCATTCCAAACGAGCCCAGCCGAGCACCTAGAAAACAAGCGTTAATCATCGACAAACAAGGCACTCGGCTGTATGCTTGATGCACACCCAAATTGATGGGAAAATAAGCTATGGCACTTAAAAAACTTATACTGAAACCGGGAGTTAACCGGGAGAACACCCGTTATACCAACGAAGGTGGCTGGTATGAGTCTGACAAAGTGCGGTTCCGCCAAGGCTCGCCTGAAAAGATTGGTGGCTGGGCACGTATATCTGCGTCTACATTCCAAGGTCTGTGCCGTTCCTTATGGAACTGGATCACGCTAGACAACTTAAACCTAATTGGTGTAGGCACTAACTTAAAGTTTTACCTTGAACTAGGTGGTGAGTACAACGATATTACGCCTATTCGCGCTTCGGCTATCCTAAGTAACCCGTTTGCCACAACTAACCTGCTTACCCTAGTTACAGTTACAGACGCAGCCCACGGCGCAATCACGGGTGACTTTGTAACGTTTAGCAACGTAGCTCCCGTAGGTGGCCTTGATTTAAACGGTGAGTATTCTATTACTTACGTTGATGCTAATACCTACACTATTACAGCTTCTAGCGCGGCTACTTCTACTGTAGCGGCTGGTGGTGGCTCGACTGTTAATGCAATCTATCAAATCAACGTAGGCGATCCATACGAGATTCCACTGGCCGGCTGGGGTGCTGGTACGTGGGGCGCAGGAACTTGGGGATTTGGCGGTACATCTACCTCTGCTCTTCGTCTATGGAGCCAGAACAACTTTGGTGAAGACTTGGTTTATGGTTTCCGTGGTGGCCCAATCTACTACTGGGATGCTGGTTATGGCGTAGACGCTGCCTTAGCTTCAATTACCATAGCTTCTCCTGCGGTGGTCACTGCCGCTTATAGTTTGCCAAATGGTTCTCCAGTCATACTTACAAACAGCGGGTATCCTGCTGCTTTGCCTACAGGTTTGTCTCCCGGAACCATTTACTACGTCATTAACTCTAGTGGCAATACATTTAACCTAGCAGCCACTGTTGGCGGCGCGGCTATTACCACGACAGGAACGCAGTCTGGTGATCACTACATCATGCCTAATGGTGTAGACATTGCAAGTTTGGCGGGTGCATCAGACTGCCCAATCATTCAGAACTTTGTATTTGTATCTGACATTAGTCGGTTTGTTTTTGCGTTTGGCTGTAATGATCTAGGATCTACCACACAAAATCCTATGTTGATTCGCTGGTCGGATCAGGAGTCTGTAGTTAACTGGACACCCTCTGCTACTAATCAGGCCGGTAGTGTTACGTTGTCTCACGGCTCAAGCATCGTAACTGCCATTCAAACCCGCCAAGAGATTTTGGTGTGGACTGATTCTGCCATTTATTCTCTCCAATACATTGGCCCGCCAGTGGTTTGGTCTAGCCAGTTGATGGGAGATAACATCTCTATCCTTGGTCAAAACGCAGCGGCTCAAGCTTCTGGTGTGGTGTACTGGATGGGTGTGGATAAGTTTTATCTGTACGATGGACGTTTGCAAACTTTGCCATGCGACCTTCGCCGGTACGTTTACCAAGACATTAACCTCCAGCAAAACCAACAGGTTTTTGCCAGTACAAACGAAGGCTTTAATGAAGTCTGGTGGTTCTATTGCTCGGCTGGCAGTTTAGTTGCCAACCGTTATGTGGTGTACAACTACCTTGAGAAAATCTGGTACTACGGCACTATGGAGCGCACAGCTTGGCTTGATTCTGGCCTAAGAGACTTTCCTATTGCCGCTACGTACAACTACAACTTGGTCGATCAAGAGTTTGGCTTAGACAATAATGAGACAGGTACGCCCGCAGGTATTGAGGCTTACATCTCATCCTCAGAGTTTGACATTGAAGATGGCGAGCACTTTGGTTTTGTTTGGAGAATGCTGCCTGACTTAACGTTCTCAGGCTCAGACGCTTCTCCAACTCCGCAAGTTACGTACACTTTGTATCCTATGCAGAACTCAGGTTCTGGTACTGGCACGGCGGTAAACAAAGATGTAGATAAATTAACGGGCGCTCAGTACACAGTGACTGAAGGCTTTACAGGCCAAATTAATACCCGTGTGCGGGGCAGGCAGTTAATCTTGAAGGTTAGTTCAGACAACCTTGGAACAACATGGCAGTTGGGTGCTACCCGTATTGACATCAGACCGGACGGCAGACGATGAGCTTTCTTGTTACCACCGACTTTGAACTAAACAAGGTAGCCGCGCCTAATCTGCCGTTGCCTCCAACGGAATACGACCGCGTGTATTTTGATCAGATGCTAAACATTTTGCGTCTGTATTTTAATAGGCTTGATGCTTTAACAACTCAGTTAATGACTTCTGGCGTAGTGCCTCCCTTGGTTAATTACACTGTGGCTACGCTACCCAGCGCGGTCACTTCTGGTAAGGGCGCAAGGTCTTTTGTAACAGATGCTTTAGGCCCAACGTTTGGGGCAACCGTGGTAACTGGCGGGGCAGTAGCTGTGCCCGTTTACTCAGATGGAACTAATTGGAAGGTCGGATGATGCCAGTTGATTATTTTGCACAACAATTTGGAAAAGATGTATTTGAAGATACATCGCCTGCAACTCCAGCCCCCATACCTACACCCGTGGCAACTACACCAGCTCCTGTAGCGTTGCCTTCTCCAGCGCCGCCAGCAATGACGGTTAACGATCTGTACACGCAGTATCTTGGCCGAGCTCCTGATGAAGGCGGTCTTCAGTATTGGCAAGGTGCGTTTGGTACGGGCGTTGTAACACCAGAACAGCAAGCCAGCTTTATGCAAGCGGCTCAAGGAGAGCTGGCCAATCGCTCTGTAACTGAACAACAGCAGTTAGCTCCCAACCTTGTAAACAATCAAACAGTAACCAACCTGTCTCCTCAAGGCGTTCAAAAACGAATTATTGATGAGGAACAAAAGCGAGCTATAACTGAGGGTCGTAGCATTGTAAGTGACGGGATTGCATCTCTTCCGCCAAAACCAATAGACACAGGTGGAGAAGGTTTTAAAAATGATATTGACTTTTCCCATCACACGGTTGGAGGTATGTTTAGGCCTGTTGATTTAGGAAATGGAACGTTTAGAACTGCAAACGGAAGCCTCATTGATAAAGAGGGCTACCCAGTTACAGATGTTGCTTCGTTATACCAACAGTACCTTGGCCGAGCCCCTGATTCACAGAGCGTAATAGATTATTGGAAGAAAGAGTTTGGTGATTCTTTAGACCCATCTGAAATTGCTAGATTTGAAGCTGCTGCAAACACTGAAAAAACCAATACAAAAGCAGTTAATGATTTGTATGCGTCTATTGGCCGTACTGGAATGGGCACTGAAATCAACCAAATTGATCAAGGTGGGTTTGAATACTGGAATAAGATTGCCGGCTCTGGACTAACACCAGAACAACTAAAACAAAGATTTAACACGGAAGTTAACCAGTTTTTAATTGACAGGAAAGATGATCCCTATTCAAAATTTGTAGCGCCTACTTTTCTTAAGTCAATTACAGACACCATTGCTAAAGACACAACGCTGTCGGCTTTTGACAAGAACAACAAGATCTTTGAAACTGCTCAGTCTTATGGCATGGATGACGCCGCTATTGACAAAGCTTTTGGCAAAGAAGCTGCTGATGCATATCGTAAGGATTACGGCAGTCAGATTAAATCTTTTATTACAACCTCACTGGCCAAGGATGAGGGCACTACATTTGATGAAATAGCCACCATTAAGAATGAATCCCGGACTCGAGGTCTTGATGCGTCAGAAATAGCCAAGTACTCTGGTTTAAAAAAAGACGGGGTAGATTCCCTGTTTGATGCTTACGACAAGGGTCTTGCTAACCTTGCCAAGGGTTTTGAGGAGGCTAAGACTAAGGCTGGTACAGACGCTACAGCCCTGTCCGAAGCTGAAGCCAACAAAGCCAAGACCATGCTGGCACTCCAAAGCCAGTACAAAGTCACAGATGAAGACCTTGCCAAAGCTGGAAACACCACAGTCAAGGCAGTCCAAGACTACTTAAACCCTGTTAAAGAAGCTCCAAAGACTCTTGAAGCTTTGATGAACGACACCAAAATGTCGGCGGCAGAGATCAGGGCAAAGATTGAAGAACTTAAAACCAACCCAGCCGTTGATGGAATTTACGGCGCGGCTTTGCAAAAGTTCAGCGAAAAGGCTGCTAAGGATTACTCTGGTTCATACGGCGGCAAGAACTACGAAAGCCTAAACCCTATTGCTGTTAGTACGGTTCTAGAACAGCTCAAAGCCCAGCAAGCCGCTGGCACAGCTCAGTACTACCAAGGTGGGGCTAGTGGGGGTAAGAAGGGCGGCTTTGGATCGTTGGATGCAATGACTGAAGACATGGCCAAGAACCTTGTTGCGGCTGGTATTACTGACATTCGCCAAGTTGGTGAAATTCCTGTTTATACGCCTGTAGAAGAAATGTATAAAACGTACAACGGGAAACAAATTCGCACCCAAACTGATGAGGACGGCAAAACTTCTAGTTATATTTACGAGCCTACAGGGAAAATGGTAACGGGTAGTTATGGAGACGGCGGAGATTACGAATACCCTGAAATGCGTATGGTTGCGGTTCCCAAGGATGCAAAACTTGAATCTGTGTATGGTCTTTCTAAAGATGGTGGTGAGTATGGTAGCTACCTTGAACCAGTTGACTCATCAAAATTAACAAAAGATAAAAATGGAAAAATAGTTACCCAAACTAGCACAGCGGCTGGTAACAAAGTCACTGGTGAATTACTATCCAAGGCATCCAATTATGCCGAACGCACTGGTGGTAACTCTTGGTCTGGCACGTTCAGGGGTAAAGGCAACACCGGCTACAACGTCCAGTTTAAAGACGGCAACCCTATTTTTTATACAAGTGGCGCGTCTAGCAGTGATATGGGGCAGCTTGCACCACTCTTGGCCGTAGCATCGTTCATTCCCGGTGTTGCACCATTTGCACAGGCCATTAATGCGCTTTATGCGGCAAGCGAAGGTAACTGGAAGCAGGCTTTGTTAAGCGCGCTACCTGTGGGCGGAGAGATTGCAAAGACGCTTGGCGCTAGTGCAGGAACGTTGTCTAACATTGGTACGGCTTCTAAGATTGCCAACGTGGCAAATGCTATTGACAACAAAGATATTTTGGGTCTGGCCATGAGTGGCGCGGGTTTAGCTTCCGATAAGAATTTGTTTGGCCCAGATGCGTTTAATCCTAGCGCAAATGTTGTTGGCAACTTATCAACCAAAGACTTATTGTCTGGCGCGTCTATTGCCAAGGCTATTGAAAACAAAGATCTGACATCATTGGCAAATATTGGCGCCCAGATGTCTGGAAGCTCGGATGCCGTTACAGCTGCAAAAGGTTTGTCTTTGATAAAAGCTTTGGAGTCTAAGAACCCCATGGCTGCTATTGCTCAAGTAGCTTCACAGTTGAACTTAAACAAAGACGTAATTGGTAAGGCCGGCGGGGGTCTTGCATCATTACCCGGCTTGATAAAGAATGGTGGCAAGGATACACTTACAGATAAGACTGCCTTTGATGGGCTTGGTGGTAGCTTGGTGGCAAAATTGCTTAATCAGCAGCCTCCAGCAATCCGTGAAGCAATGTTGAAAAAAATGACACAAGCGGCTTAATATGGATGAAGAATACAACTTTGACGATATGCTTGACAGCTACGGCGGTCAGGAAACAATGCCGTCTAATTTTGACTTTGGCAGTATGGACTTCACGCCCAACTTGCTTAACTTGCCCGACATGGCTCCGGTCAACTACGCCATGCCAACGGTTGATATGAGTCAATATAACTTTGGCTCTTTGGATGCAGGCCCAGCGGCCACACAGTTGTCCAGTGTAGATCAGGCTTACTTGAACCAGCTCAATGGAAGTATGCCGGCTCAAAAGGGCTTTATGGATTACGCCAAGGAGTATGGGCCTTATCTAATGTCGCCCAATCCTCTAGCAGCTATTTTGATTGATAAATTGTCTGGTGTTGTAGGTAATGCTATTGGCGGCAAAGAAGGCCAGTTGGCTCAAACTGGAACGTCCAGCTTGTTAAGCGGGGCAACTCCCCAGCAAGCACTGATCAATACGGCACTGTCAGAAGCTGGCGGTAGGACGGCTGAAGGTATCTCAAGCTTACTGCCTAAGAGTGAGAACCCGTCACTGGTTGAAGAGTATTTAAGTAAGGC